AAGTCCATTATTAGATGCTCCAACTTCTGCATAATATTCTACAGCAGGACTTACATTTGAGTCTGAAATTAATTCTACTGCTTTTAAATGATCTGAAGTTGCATCTGCATCAAATAATAGAAAAGCTGTTGCGCTTGCTCCCATACCTGCAAATGACTGCTGATAATTTCCAGTTCCAGTTCCAGAGAATATATACTCTGTTCCATCTACTCCTATAAAGTTATAAGTTGATGAACCAATTTCTAGTAATCCTGTACTTGAATCAATTGAGATAGCTTGATTGAATTGTCCTCCAACAGGTATTTGAGATTTATTAAATCCTGAAAAAGAAGGAATTTCATTTTTTCCTACTTCTACCAATCGAACGATCCATCGAGAATATGTATTTATAGTTGTAATTGTTCGTATATGAACTTCATATTCGCCAATGCTAACATTATCATATACAAAAGTCTGATCTTCCCCATTTGTAATCTCGGTTTCAAACCCTCCACTAAAATTATGTTTTATTTCAAAACCTGCTATATTTTTATATTTTAAACCATCGCTTGTAAGAGGGGCATTCCAACTAACGGTTACTTTAGCTCCTCCAGAAGTTACAATGTCTACAGTTTCTCCTAAATCTGGTGATTCGGAATTCATAGGCTCTACCTTTGCAACTATATTTGTAGGCGCTGGTATTACATCATCCCTATCAGGGTTTGCATCTACAGGTACACTGTAAAGTGTATAACCTCTGTCGATTGCTCCGAATTTTCCTTTTGCAAATTCTGCAGCTACTATTTGTACTTTTTCATCTTTTTCTTCTTTTACAGAAATGACTTTAAACTCTTTTGTTGTTCCAGTTTTCGGAGTACCATCAGTATTAAATAATTGAAGTGCCCAAATTACTTCTGCATCTGGAATAGAACTAAAGGCGGAAGATACTGTTAAGCTAGAAACATTTCCAGCACTTGTAGATATATTCTGTTTTTCAACTCTTACGTTTTCTGACCAAAAATTAAGTACTCGGTCTCCATTATCGTCTTTTAAGTTTGCTGCTTCTTCTTGAGTATCAAGTGCAGTACCATTTTGATTTTCTAATAATAGATCTCCTCTATGATAAGTTACTGTATTAATAACTGCGACTTCTTGTTCAAGATAACATCCTCCTTCAGGATATATAAGTAATAATTGTGGAGGAAAAGCTGCTGCATATGAAGGTAATGCTATTGTTCTATCAAGTGGAATTACTGTAGTACTTTTTGTACCGGTATTAGATACTCTTCCAGAATAAGAATATCCATCTTTATCCGCATCTTGTACACCAATTATATCTCCAGGTCTTAATCCAATTGCATTTAATCCTGTTGTAAAACTAACTGTCTCTTTTTCTAGTTGTGCAGATAATAGTTTCCATTTACCATATCTATGTGCTTGTGCGCGAGAAGTACATCCAAAAGCAACAGAAGATTCTCGTACAAGTCTGTTTGTATTTAATATATTTTGATGATCTTCTACATATTCAATTGCTTGTCGATAGTTATCTTTTGGATCGTTCCATGTTACTTTTACTTGATTTGTTCGTACTCTATCTCCTGTACCTTCGTATGTAAATACACCGTTTTCAACATTTCCCTTTGTAAAAGTATAAACAATTTCTTTTGGTCTATCAGCAATCGCTACAATTTCTCCTTCTGACCAAAGTACCATTCCTCTAAATATACTTGCAATATCTCGTAATACTTTTGTTGCTTCTGCAGTTTTATCTAAGTATAGATTAGTTGTGAATCGAGGTTCTAGTCCGCCTTCTCCATCTGATACAAGTTCATCACAATATTTTGCAATTTCAAAAAGTGAATATTTATCTATAAGAGATTTGTCAACAAATTGTCCTACTCCATAGCGATTATTTGTAAGAATATCATAAAATACCCAAGCTGGATTATTACAATATACTAAATCTCTATTTGGATGTCCTTCTGCCCATGTATCTCTATCTCCTCGAAATGCTCCATTCCAAGTTTGATAAGAAGCTTCTTCTGATACAGTATAATTAGGTGCAGAGCCCCCAACTAATCGTGTATATTTTGCAGTGCCATCGGAACTTTCATCTCTTGTTAAATAATTAGTAGGAACTTGTATTAACTTTCCACGTAGTTTATATGCTCTACTTGGTAATCCTCCACTAAAATCTTTTGCATTAAACACATTTGCTGCATAGGCAGCGTATGGATATGATAACCTATCTTTTGTTATATTCTCTACTGTTTTTAAGTATGATTTATTTTTATGTTGAAAACTACCATCTTTAAAATCTTCATCTGTTATTCTTCGTATACGAACTCTATAATTAGTAAAAGGCTGAAATTGTTCAACATTCATTACAAACTCTTCAATATATTCAGAGTATTGTGCTTTAGAAGGTTTTATATATCCATTATTTATTATTCTATTTGTCTTTCTTACTCCGTAAGTTACATTGTTCCCCCAATTATAATCTGATCTTGAAAGTATACTAGCATTAGAAGGTCCAAAAGCTAGGGCACTCGTATAATTTAAACCATCAGAAGTGAATTCAAAAAACATTTGAAACTCAACAAAACTTGAACCTTTTGCTCCTGAGCTTTTAAATGCGTGCATTTCTGGAAAACTAAAAGTAAGATGTACTTCGTCTACCTCTTGAGGATTTGAAACTCCCATGGCTGCTGCTGTTAACACAGTATCTGAAGCAGAGCCTTGACCATCATTACCAGGGTCATCAATTCCATTCAGAGTTCCGCCACCTGTTCCATTATAGTTAGTGCCTAATGCAGATAAACCTGGTACACTTGCTAAATCCGATTGTCTTATTTGTATATTTGCGTCATAAACTGTACTAGAAGAACCCGAAAATCCTGGAACGGCTAGCGGAGACTGGAGAATTTCTCCAGTTCTTAATCCAAAGGAGACATGAGAAAAATTTGTTAATTGTGCAGAGTTGTCTAGTTTAGGTCCTGATACAACACAGATAGCTCCTGTTACAGCGGTAGTAGGAGCACTTGATAATGTTGCTGTATTTCCTGATATTGAATTAATTACTGTAATATGGTCTTGTACAATGTCCACTCCAGATACAGTTGTAAATGCTCTTGTAGTTAGTTCTGCAGAAGTATCTCCTATTCGTTTTTTTATCCCACAAACAAGATCTTGACCGCCTGGTCCCGCTCCTGTAATACGTACATAAACTGGTAATCCTTTTGCTTGATTATCTATAAGAGTTTGAGTAAAATAATTAGAAGAAGTTGTAACTTTAGAGGAACCTGCAGTAATACTTGCTATGCCTGTCCCTTTTGTTCCTGCACCTGTAATAGAAATTACTCTACCACCAATACCAAGACCTGATCTATTATTGTAACTAAGAGTACGAATTACTCCAAATTCAGTTGCTGTTATTGAAGTGTTATTTGCTGTTGTATTTGCTGTAAATTTACGAGGTTTTAAAATATCATTGTTTGCTGAATCAATTAAGGGAACGTCGTTATAGTATACAGAGGAAAGATCATTTACTAGACCAGCAATTGGTCCTTCTGCCAATAAATCATAGACAATAGCTGTTTGTTCTTTATTTGGACTTTTTAAATCAACTGTGCTTTTTTGACCAAAAGCTCTTGTACTGTATTTTGATGAATTATCTGCCATTTTATTTTGCCTGCTCAAATATGTCGTCTGGTAGTGGAGTTTTTGCAAGTCCACTGCTTGGGGTTGTTATATAATCAATTACTTGATCAAAAGTGTTATTTCCTGTTCCTACCCATCCTGAAGAAGGTTGATTTGATGGACTTCCTGCATTTGAAGTCGCATAATTTGTATATATTCCGCTATATGGATTTGTTCCAATTCTTGAATGGTTTGTATCATTTCCATCAATTAAAGTAACTCCTTTTTTATATTGATTTTGAAGTCCTGGTGTGTATCCTTGATAAATGGGAGCGCCTCCGATTGTAAGTTCTCCGTAGAGAAGTGGAACAGGTTTTCCCTGTTCAATGTGATTTTCGGCTCCATTAAATAAGTAAGAAGGATCATCTGTTGTTTTATCTGGATCGGGTGCTGACATTTCTGCGAGTCCCATAAGTGCTAAGTTTGCTCCAATCATCATTACTGCTGAACCTGCTATGTTTAGAGAGACTACGGCACCTCCTGCTCCTTGCATGCCTAACACACTAGCAGCACTCATACTTCCTATTCCTGTTCCCGCCCCACCTATTGCATTTACATTGGTGAAGAATCCAGCAGTTCCTGGCATAAAAAACATTGCTGCTAATAGTAGCAATCCTGTAATTAGTTTTCCTAATCCTTTACCAGAACCTGCAGGTACTGGAGTAATTATGACTTCATCTCTTGCTACATTCAAGTATAATTCTGGAAACTCCTCGATAAGAGTATCTCCACTTTGTATAGAAAATTCAATATTTTTTAAATGACAATCTAAAAGATATTCTTGTAATCCTTCTGTTTGAACATTGATACACTTTAGTATGTCGCGCATATTTGTATCGACGCACTCCCACTCAGAGCCAAATTTTTCTCCCATTTCTCCCATTAATTTAACGTGGGTCATAAATAAATTCTCCTTTCTCTGGGTACGATACAATTAAGTATGGTACGCCAAGACTTTTACATACATTCTTATCATGCTCACTTGGATAACAATCTGAGCCGTAGTGACTATGCACTACATATTTTATTTTTGAAATAATCGAGTATCGAACCCATTGTTTTGGGTCTATTGCAAAGTGATCATTTTCAGAACTTTGATTTTCCAGAGGAATATATTTCAATTCATCTTCAATTTCAACAACAAGTCCACAAGCTTCTTTTGGACTTTCTTCTTCTACTTGTTTATAAATTTCAGGTAAAAGTTTATCTAAATTTTCTTGCACCAGGAAAGCCTCCAAAAGGTAAAGGTTTTTGACTATTTTTTGATGTACTGCCTGTTGAAGACGAAGCTGTAGTCAGTGGACTAAAGCCAAATCTACAAGCGCATGAGGTTAGTCTTTTACCACATGAGTCTCCTCTTTCCCAATAACTATTAAAACCAGGCGCAGTATTTGCTCCTGTTGTTTGTGTACGAGTTGCTTTCCATAAGTGTGTTTTCCCACCGCTTGTATATGCTACATAATCATTATGTCTATCTTCTGTGTAAGCATAATAATTTGCACTTGCACTATATGTGCCGTGTACTCTTATTCTATCAAAATTTCCATTTGTATCTGAAGGAGTTCCAGGACTGCTTGTACTCGTTGTTGCCTGCCAATAATTATTAATTGTTCCTCCATTTGCAGCTGTATCTGCAGTGCCGTCTGGCTTTAACCTTTGTATACCCGTAGTTGCAAGAGTCGTTGTAGTTTTATAGTACGAATCTTTTGTTACTGCTCCGCTCGTATAAGTTGTAAAACTAGTGGTTGAGGGAATTACGTATTCATCGTCTTGTGTTACATAAACAGTATGAGTAACGTCTGTTCCACTACCGTTTGTCATTATAAGTTTTGATTCTTCTGACCAAGTACACCCACCATTATCTGTACTATTATTTATTTTATTTGGGGAGGCTCCTTGATATACCCAAGAACAAGCATTGTTTCCAATTACACGATAGGGAAGTACTAATCCTTCTACATCAAAAGGTGTTGTAAGTTCAAAAGATATTTCTATTGCATTTAGTTGTTCGATTCTATCGATAATAAAAATTTGCCTTGGAAACTCTACTGGTGTATTTCCTGAGCCGGTATCTGCTGATCCATCTTTTAAATATTTTCGTAAAGTTTTTCTTCTATATAATTTCTTTCCTATAAGATCATCAGGCTCTAAACTTCCGAGTGCATTTCCAAAAGTACTTAATATATTTGCAAAAGTAATAACAGGTCTTGCTGCTGCTCCTTTACTTTTTACTTCGAATCCTTCTGCCTGTACAGGAATGGCATCATATGTATTTAACTGACTATTGTTGTCATAGTCATACATTTGTACGTTTGATAAATCTATATCTTCTCCACGAGTAAAATAGGCACGGCTTGAACCATCTTCATCAAGTGCTATTTCATATAATACAACTAAACCTGATTCTTCTTCCAGAGATTGTAATTCTTTGATTGCAATTTTTTCCGTCATGCTTCGTAAACTCTCTTAAATGTTGCTGTCAAACTATAAAAATTATCATATGCCCACGTTTGATCCCACTTATCACATACACATTTAATTGTTTCGCTAC